CGGGGGGTAAAACTTGAGCTCATTAACAACGGGGATGATTGTGTTGTTTTTATGGAGCAGAAAGACTTGGCCAGATTCGGTGAAGGGTTGGATACCTGGTTTAATGACATGGGGTTTGTCATGACCAAGGAGGATCCAGTTACTGAACTGAACCAAGTGGAGTTTTGCCAATGCAAACCAGTGTATGGGGCCAATGGGCTCATCATGTGCAGAAACTTTGAGAAGGCACGTGAGAAGGACACAATGTGTTTGTTTGACATTTCAACACCTGGAGCTGCTGCAAAGTGGCTCGGTGCTGTTGGAGAATGTGGACTTAGCCTAACGAGCGGAGTGCCTGTGTTTCAGGAAATGTACAAAGCGTACATCCGCCATGGTGAAAAGAGCGATATCACGAATAGTGTGGGCTGGCAGTGTGGGATGACCCACATGGCCAAGGGATTGCACCCCAAGGAAGCCCCGGTTTCAGAAGACGCACGATATTCGTTCTACGTAGCATTCGGAGTCACACCCGATGAGCAGGAAGCACTAGAGGAGTACTACCGTAGTTGGCAATTCAAAGCTTGTGTCGAGCCTAGAGAGGTCATGACGGTTGGGACTGCTCCCTTCTAAGCCTGTAAATGATAAATTGGTAATTTGTCAGAAAGGAAAAAGAAAAATAATAAAATGGTCAATCGGACCAAGAAAACGCAAAAGATGCAACCCGTCAAGAAGCGGGGTAACAAGCCAAGCAATGGGTACATTGTTTCGCCCACTAGGGGGTTACCATCTCGGTTCCCCAATGCTGTTGGTGACCAATCAACAATAAATTTCAAATTCACGTATTTACTTACGGTTCCACCATCAAGCTTCGTTAGCTACAATGCTATTGTACTAGGAGTTGGTGCCACTGGTTCTGGATTGTATTTCCTGGATGACTTGAGTTTATTGTTTAGCGCCAACGCACAATGTTACACCCGTTGGATGTTGAGCAATCTGGATGTAGAGTTACGTGCCACAGGGGTTGGCGGGCAAGCAAATACGTTTGTTGCCGCAAGTTACATTCCATCCAGTACTGATCAGGACTTGGTTCCAACCTCACTCGGTGAGATATCCCAAGCCATCCACTACGCAGAGTCTTCATTGGGAACCGTGGGTCGGTTCTCTGTGAAGCCAATGAACTACTTCAATGATTGGAAGGCAGTAGACAACACCGAACCTGTAGATAAGCAATGTGGCATAATCCAGTTGTATGCTGCTGGTGCGTCAGGGTCTACTGAAATTTCAGCAGGAG